AGTATAATTTTTTGACTGTTCATGTAAAATATTTAATTTATCCTGTGCTGTATTTTTTAATTGTTGTTCGAAGTCGTATAAATCTTGGGCATTTTGAATACTCTGTAATTCTACTTGGCTAATTTCTCCCCTGGCTACCAATAAATCATTTCTTAATTGGTTTGTAGATGTAATAAAACTACCCATTTGTCTATCTGCTTCTACTACAGACTTGGCTAAATTTTCGAATTCCTTCTGGCTTTTCTCTAGTTCTTGATTTAATCTTTCTTCGCTTTCTTTTAACATTTTTGCTTGTTCTTCAGCATGCGTAAAAGCAGCAATAAGACCACCTACTACTACAGCCCCAATTATAAATAAAGGATTAGATACAGATAAAGCACGCCCTAAGGACTCGACCCCAGAAGCAGCTACAGAAGCCTGCATGGCTGCATCCCCCAAAGCAGGACTAAATAAAGCTAGCCCTTGGGATGCTTCGCTAGTAAGTCTGTCAATATTTGCGAATTCCCTACGTAAACTTCTGGCATTTATTGTACTTTGTTTTGCAGCAGCATCTATTTGTTTCATTGCTTTTTGGGTACCTGTTGCTGCTTGTTTGGCTGCTTTTTCAGTTTGTCGTAACTGTTTATTTAAGCCCCCAATCATCTCCTTAATTTGTTGTTCTGATAATTTACCGCTTTCTCTTAGGGTCTTTTCCAATTGTTTTACATCTGCCCTATAAGATATCTCTATACTTTTATTTACGTCTGCCATACTATTTTACCTTCTTTGCTATGTCTGTAGCTGCGTCTGCTAGTTCTTCTGCTACAGAATCTGCTTTTAATTTTGCAGGTTTCCAAAGTAATTCGTTAGATACTCTGGTACCTAGACTAAATGGTAAATCGGTATCTACCCCTACTTTTATAGCCCATGCATAGGGAGCGGAATTACCTACTACTGCTTCTATATTATCCCCACTAAATACAAAGGCTGTATATAACTTTTCTTTACTTCCTTTGCTTTTTATCGCAAATTCTGGGGGTTTTAAAATACCTAGTCTTTGCATGTTGTACGATGCTGCGAAGGCTCTTTTAATTTTATATTTATCTTTGTTTTCTCTGTTTATATTTCTGGCTGTTATTCGTACCTTACCTTCTTCTGTAAGTTCACCAGTTTCTACGGGTTTCTGTACAGGCCAAACAGCATAAGCATCTTTATATATCTCTTCTGTAGTCTGTTCTAAAATTCTAATCGTATCACCAGGTAAAGCATCTAGAATATCTGTAAAAATAGTACTAGATGCTGCATCTATATCTATGGACATGTTACCCTGTTTTACTCTAATCTTTCTGCCCATAGTATGTCCCTTTATTTTTTATTCTTTCCTGGTTCCTCTTTAGTATAGCACTTTGATGTTTTATTTTTCTGTCTTTTCGTTGTTTTTCGTTTTCGTGAAATAATCTATATTCTGCTAATACCAATGTTTGTACAGCAATGTCCAAATTTGAAAACCAAAGCGGTTCCATATTCCAGAATCTAGAAATTTGTAAGCCTAGTAAATCGTATGTACCAGACTTACTTATTAAAAATTTGCAGCATCTTCTACCTCTTCATCAGATGGAAGAGAAGAAGACATAAGTACTAAACATTCCCTACCCTTTTCGTAAATATGCGTAGCTGTTACACCCTGTTCTAAAAGATATTCCATACATGCAAAACCATAGTCTAAGGGTTTACCTTGGCTGGGTCTATAATGGGGTATTCCTGTAATATTACTACATACCCCTATAGCCCCTGCACAAAGCTGTACTAGTTCTGCTCGGTCTAGACTACCAGCCCATAAAGCTACGAACTGCATACAGACCCCTAAACTTCTGGGTTTCTTAAATTGTACTTCTTCTATTTTTATCATGTCGGTTCCTTTTAGTAAAGTTAGAATTATGCGTATACGATACCGTTATAACATTCAAAAGATACTGTAATCTGGTTTGGGTCCCCTTCTGCGAAAGATGCCAAACATATACATGTATCGAAGGTCGCTGTAGTATCCCCATCTGTATCCCCTACAGCATCCCCATCGACTTCGAAAACAATATTAATTGCATATTCATCAGTAGCAACAGTACTAGATACAGATTGGTTACTGCTATAAGCATTGGTCTTATTTATGAAGTCCAGAACAGAACCAGCAGAAGCAGAAGTAAATTGTCGCATGTAAATCGTAAAAGAGCCTGTAATGGGTTGGTCGTCCCCTTTACGTACAGATACGATAGTACCTCTATCTCGAATTACAATTCTATCGGACTTTGTTTGATCGAAGGAAAAATTACCTTCTTCGTATGCTACTTCTAATGTAACTGGGGTACCTGTTCCATCTTTTAACGTTATTTTCCCATCTCTTCGAACTTTGGGAGCTGTTGAATATGCCATGGTTATCTCCTAAAAAAAAATTATATTGTATGTAAAACTGTAAATTCTAATGTGACTATCATATATTCCATGCTGTCGGGTACATCTCTAGTACTTCTATTGTAACGTACTTGTATACCTGATTGTATTCCAGAATAAGAACCAAGTACGGCTTTTATTACATTCTGTTCGACATCTAAACAATTGTCGTAATCTGTTATAATATCTTTGGGTCTTAGTCTGTATGCAAAAATTACCCTAGCAGTACTAGATATATATATTGCTGCGGCTCCTCTCATTCGTTCCCCAGAATCGTTACTAGTCGATATGTCGATAGTAAAACCTTTATGGGCTATGGTATTCTGTACCCTACGAAAATAATTGGGGGGTAATTGAATAAGTATAAAACCGCTAACTGTTTCTACTTTTTCCTGTATTGCCTGTCGTACTTCTGCGAAAGATGCCATGTCTACCTCGTCGTACCATAACGTCTACGATACATATAAGGACCAGGACGATTAAGATAAATACTGGGCTGGCTAGATTTACGTTTATCTGCGTTCTCTGGTTTTCCTGTATGGTCTTCGTCATAAACAAAATTAATAACATGAAATTCGTCTTGATAAAGTTTATAATGTTCCTGTGCTAGTTCCAAGTAACGTCCATTACTCTGCCCAAGGCTACTATGGAAATCTCGAAATATAAGATATAAACTTAGATGTCTATGGGCTTCTGCGAAGGCTTCTGGGCTGGTTACTAGATATTCATACCCAGCCCCAACAGTACGTAATCTTCGAAGTATGGTATACCATGCAGAGTCTATATACTGCTGGTAACTCGTAATAGAAGATGGTAACAAACTGGATAAATCGCTGTAAACCTCTTCTAAATCTGCATCTGAGATTACAGGGTATAATCTTCTTAGTACTACTGCTGCCATACGTCTAAATAAGAATACAGCCCCAGATATGGTAACCTTATATTCTTGTACGTATCCTTCTCCCAGAATCAAAGAAGAAGATAACTGGGCTGGTGTATGGGAATATTGTATAGTCCCATCTCCCAATATTGTACAGGGACCATCTTCTACTATGTATTCGTCATTAGGTCGTAATATGGAATACGTAGCAGAAGAAGGTACGACTTGGGAACCATCCCTATAGACTTCGAGTAAAGTACTTTGGGCTTTACCTCGTTCTAATAGTTCTGTAACTCGTACACGTGCAGAATATGGGGTATCAGAAGACATCTATTAAGCCTTAATAACTAATTTCCAGTCTGAACCATCGCATGCAAATAGAGAACCTTCCCCAGCAGCAACAGTAGCGATAGTAACAGCAGCAGCATCTTTTACAGTATAGCTATGGGTTACATTTTCGTTTTTAATAAAAAAGATAGCCCCGTTACGTTCTGCTGGTAAATTAATATCGTAAGCTCCGTCTGTATCTAGAATTTGAATCATAGAATCTTTGTATGTAAGAGTCTTGGCCCCTGTTATACTTTCTACGTTTACACCGTTTTTGAATTCGAAATGTCTAGCGACTTTAAAAGCCTGTGCTGAATTATAATCTGATGCCATACTAACCCCCTTCTGGTTTATTGTAAAAATACTGGCTATTTGTTTATATAAGATTTTTATCTGTAAAGATTATACATTATTTTTCATTTGTTGAACATTATTTATTTTATCCTAGACTCGTTCTAAGTCTATTTCTTATGGTTTGCTTTATTTAGATGGTTTCGTAAATTGCTTTGGGCTTCTCTAAAAGACATATCCCTACCAGATTGTCTAGCAGAATCCATTATACGTTTAGCTGTTCTATCGAAGGCCTTTTTATCGTTATCATAACTCATAATGTCTATCCTTATTTGTTTCTAGGTCCTGTAATGCTTTCTTCATGTCGTTATGTAAATCTTGTAGGCCCTTTAACTTCGCTGCTATTTCTGGGATATGCTGGTTACGTGTATGTCTTTCTATACGTCTTTGTACGTCCATCATTTTTCTTTGTATAAAAGTTTTATGTGGGAATGGTATTACTCTATCTTGCATTAATTTTAATCGCCAATTTGCAAAACTTACATGGTCGTAAGTTCTAACCAGTTCCCCCCCAATGTTCTCTAATCTGGTAAATTTATCTGCCCAGAAAGAACCTTTTCTAGCAGGATATTTACGTAAATAGTCATGTGTATTTGGGTTTATTATTGTCCAGCCCTTATCTATTATTCTAGTTCTGGCTAGTCCAGAATCTGGGTTAGCTGTATAACCTCTAGTACCATTTACCCCAGGGGTTTCGTGATGTACATGTAGTTCTGGTAACCAAACAGGTTTACGTACTGTCTTTGTCGTTTTTCCTGTTACTTCTTCTGTATCAAAATATACAAGCTCCCAATTCTTAGGATGATGCTTGTAAAAAAATCTATTATTCGCTCTTGTAGGTAGTGTTACCTGCTGCTGTGCTGTTTGCTGCCATGGTTGGGCAAATTGTTCGTAATCCATGTCGGTATCCTTTTTTATAAGTGTTAGTCGGTCCCTGCAAAAAAAAACTGCTAGGGGGGTCTGGGGAACCGACTAAGCCAGCCCCCCAACAGAACATAAATGTTTTTATTATGTGGTTGAATTAATGAGAACTCCTCTATCATCATCAATTACAGCCAAACCAAGGTAAGCATGTCCAATGATAGAAGTAAGAGCTTGGGCTCCTGTACGTTCCATTTCTACGAGTACTTTACCCATCTGCATTAATTCAGCAGCCCCAGGAAGAGAAGCAGGTACCCCATCTGCATAAGCCAAAGCACCTACGCCAAACATAGCAGACTTATAAGCCCCCCCAGCATCGTTTACGTAAGAAGACTTATAGACATCTACACCCAATAAGTTTCCAACGAATCCAGGACCTTTAGCCATTAACATGTCTTGAGTAGCAGCCATGTAACTAATTGCGTTACCTGTTTCATTACGTAAAGAGTCTTGTAGTTCTGTTAGTGCTACAGGATGTAAAATAGCAGCGAAAGGAGCCAAAGCACCCTTATTAGATGCTGCTTTTTCCAATTGGAAGATAGCAGAAAAGAAGTCATCGACAGACATCTGAGTAGATGCAGAACCTACAGTATTTGTAAAATCGTCGATAGCATCTGCTGTTTTATCTGCGAAAGATGCTTCATAACTTCCAGCCATAGACTGAGCTAGTCTAAATGGGTCAATATCTGCACCCCCAAAACCTGTCATAGATGCCAAGTCTGTCATCTTGTACATAAGAGCCAATCTAGCTACAGCGATATCTACATGTCCGTCTGTAAAATCTTGCGTAGATGCTGCATCTGCTTCATTTGTTGGAGTTTCGAAAAGGTCATAACCATCTAATCCAGCCTTACGTACTCGGATGGTATCAGAACCCATGCCATTAATAGAACCAGCATAAGAAATGTATTGACTATTACGAAGATTTTGTACATCTCGAAGAAGTAAATTAATCTCTTGACTTATCATAGCTTCTAATCTAAGGTCACCCTCTAATTTTTGAAAATTTACGTCTGTTTGTCCAAACGATATCCCTTTACCCATGTTTACCTCTATGGTTATTTGTGAATTATATTTTAATTGGTTGTCCTGCTGTTTTCTTTACGTTTTCTGCTGTTTACTGGTGCGACCATACATAAATATACAAACAAGTCATATTTAAAGTGTTATAACTTATTTATAGCATAATACATAGATTTATTTATAAACATTTTGGGGAAATTATCATGCGTCCAGACTTCGACCCTTATACAATCGAAAAATGTAAGGAACTTCTATATAAAGCCTATGAACTCGAAGAACAAGATATAGACCCCGAAGCCATCATGCGAATGTCTATTTTTATCTCTGTATTAGCTGCTCATAATTCAGGAACCAATCCAGAAGTATACGTAGATATAATAAAAGATACTTGGGCCAGAATGATAAATGCATCTGAGGAGCTGGAAGAACAAGAGACAGAAGATGCAGTATGGATATCTAAGAATCCCATTACAGACGAAGACCAATAATTTTCCTATTTGGGAAAATAAATTTTACTACTTGGGGAAATAAAAAAAGACCAATCATTACGATTGGTCTTTTACTTATTTTAACTATCTAACCTAAGGAGTATTTATTATGTCATATATACTATTAAAATGCTATCCCCATCTGCCAAATTAGCCCCGAAAGATAAACGAGTAACAGAAGATACCACAGATACAGTAAATTCGTCGCTATTAGCAGCAGAACCACCAAGGGCCGTTTGGTTTAACATAGCCAAACCATTTTTAAATACCATGATACCATTAGAGAAAGCAGAATCTACTTCTCTAGCCAAGTCAATTACAGAAGTACTCGAACCAGAAATTGTACTAAGTTCTTGGTATGCTTGAAAACCTACTTTAGCTGCTGTTACTGCATCGTCTGCAATTTTCGCAGTAGAAATAGCTGCACTTTGAATTTTAGCAGAACTAATACCCAAGTCTTTTACTTTAAGAGTATTTCCTACCCCATCGACTTCAATAGTACTATCGTCTACTTGTACGTCTAATACTCCTGCTGCGAAGTCCAAAGCAGCCCCATTATTTACTACTACAGCATCGCTAAGGATTTGTAAACCATCTCCTACAGATACTTCTAAAGCTCCTGTACCATCTTGTCCCAATCCATTACCGGCTACATCTGCTGCAATTTTTGCCTTGGTTACTGCATCGTCTGCAATTTTTGCAGTAGAAACAGCAGCATTAGACAATTTAGAAGAGCCAATACCCAAATCTTTAAGACGCAATTGGTCTAGATTAATTTCGATGGTAGCATCGTCGACACCTACAGCCAAACCAGTACTAGAGTTATAAGATAGACCATCACCAGCAACAGAAGAAGCTAGTTTAGCAGGGGTAACAGCAGAAGCTTGTATCTTACCTTCTGAAATACAAAGGCTGGCTAACTTGGCTTCTGTAATTGCTGAAGCTCCAACTTTAGCGGATGTTACAGAAGAGTCTTGTAATTTTGCTGTAGAAATAGCCAAGTCTGCGATTTTTACAGAAGAAACACTAGAATCTTGTAATTTACCTGTGGCAATTCCAAGGTCTTTAATTTGTAATGCGTTACTTCCATTTACCTCTATGCTAGCATCGTCTACAGATACTGCTACAGCATTGCCATCAATAAACAAACCAGAACCAGTTTCTACAGCAACAGCAGCCCCAGAAATTTGCAAACCAGCCCCAGCATCTACACTAAGAGTATTACCAGATTTATCTAGACCATCCCCAGCAGTAATTTGTCCAAGTCCTGTAAACTGTACGAATACAACATTATCAGAACCTAGCGAAGCAATTTCAGAAGTTTGTACAAAACCTTGGTCTGCATTATCAGTACCTTCTTTTACGAAGATAGCAAGACCGTTTAATTCGTCTGCTGAATTTGCATCTTCTGACCGTGTCATAGCCGAAGAAGAACCATTAAAGTCATAAACCCCATTTTCACTAGCAGAACTTTGGTCTTTTACTACAATTCTATCGCCAGACTGAATTTGTACTCCATCGAAGGTATCTGTACCTGGGTTGCTAAGATTAATGTTTGCTGTAGATGCTACTCGGGCTGGTTCCTTCCAGTATACACCAGAACCCACCAAACCATCTACATAAGACTTATTAGCTGCATCACTTGCATTACTTGGGGTTGCTACTTGAAAAGTCGCCCCTGTAAAATTCCAAGTACCTGTACGATCTACAGCAGCCCATGTAACAGCAGAACTAGCAATTTTTCCAGATATGACAGAACCGTTTGCTAATTGTGTACTACCTACAGCATAATTACCAATTTTTTCTTGGGTTACTGATTGGTTAGATATTTTGGAAGAAGTGACAGCATTATTAGATAATTTGTCGTTAGATATCGCAGAATCTTGTATCTGTGTACCCGAAATTTGAACAGCCATAATTAAACCTCCTATGTTATGTTATGTTATGCCTGAGTATAATCTACAATTAAAAAATCACCTGTTAAAGGTATAAAAGTAGTCGTAAAAGTCGTGCTAGTGGTTTCCGTAAAGGTTTCTCCCCTTACCTGTCTTTGTCCATTCCAGTATACACGAAGTGTACCCCCTTCGTATGAATTTGCTACTGTAAATACTGTCCTTTCACCATTTATATAAGTCGTTAGGTCTTCTTCTGTCATATCGGCTCCTGTCTGTATCTTTGGGTAAATAAATCTAGCCATGTCTATATTTCCTCGAGGGTTACATATACAGTAGCTGTACCAGATTGAGTAGCAACATAAATAGA